CCCAACAGGTGATGACCCAGAGGCAGACGTTAAGACCGACGACGAGGTCATTGCCGCTAAGGCTAAGGACCTGTTCAACGGTGTGGTTCAGCAGCCTGCCAAGAAGAAGGCTGATGTAGTGGAAGAGGAGTTTAAGTTCTGATGGCAAGACTAGACATCTGGCTGAGCGACAAGAAGACGCCAGTCAACAAGGTATCCAAGAACGGTAACAACTATCTCGAGGTCTACGGCACGATGCAGACCGCAGCTTACGAGGAGTGGACTGACAGCGACCGCAGCAATGCGGCCCCTGACCGCTACGCCTACGTGACTCTCCGGTTCTTCGACGCTGAGGCTGAGGAGCATGTCGGTAAGGTGTACGAGTGGGCTATCTCTCAGGAGAAGGACCCACGTCCGAACGTCCACGTAGTCGGCAAGCTTAACGAGGACCGAGAGTACAACGGAAAGCTGTACTTCACCATGCTGGTGTCTGACATCTCTCCGCTACGCTACGGCCCACTGCGAGCTAAGAAGAGTGCGTAGGCGCGAGCTGTCCATGAAGATGGTAGGTGACATTGAGGCCTGGAAAGCTGATGGGTTTGACGACTGCATCATCGGGGTAGGCCAGCAGTTCACTGAAGGTGGGCAAGTGTTCATCTTTATCTACAGCAAGAAGTCTATCATCGAGAGCATTGCCAACGACATCGTCGAAGAGATTGGCAGCCGGGTCAACACGTCGGACGAGGAGCGAGCTGAGCTCGCCAGCTCTGCCTACGATGATGCCTTGGAGTTCTTCGACTACAACATTGCCGGTGCGTACATCGGGCGTGGCATGCCTGTGTTCCTAGAGGATACGTATCCGGACATGGTCAAGGAGGCGCTAGGTGAGTGACGCTTCGCGTCGCGGCCGGCTCAACCGCTCGAGGGGTAATGCCTTCGAGCGGGAGGTTGCCAAGAAGTTTGGCGGCAAGAGGGTCGGTCAGTACGGTGGGCCTGAGGACGTAGCGGCAGGACAGTTCAACATCCAGGCTAAGTGTGGCCAGATGTTTAGCGAGAAGTACTGGCGTTGGTTGCAGGCAGTACCAAGGAAGGCGGATCAGATTCCGCTCCTCGTAGTCAGTGACGCTCCTGGTTCAGGGGCTAAGCGGAGGGTAGTAGTTATCATCGAGGAGTCTGACTTCCTCGACTTGATTGGAGGCGACAATGGCACAGATGGCAAGACCGAAGAAGAAGCTCACGACATTTGACCTTGCGGTTTCGTGGGCAAAGGTATTTGAGCTTATCCGCACCAGGCTCAAGGAGTTGGAGGTAGCAGATGCCGACAACATCGCAGCGGCTGCGGCAAACATCCTAGCTAAGGAGGGCGCTAATGGCGACAACACCTGATGGAGAAGGCAAAGTATTACAAAGCTATGAGCGAGTCGTTCAAGCAGCACAGACAGCAGTTAAAGGACTTGGCGACAGAAGCTTACTCATCGCGGCAGCGGCAGGATTGGCAGTCGGACTTGATAACCCTGCGCAAGCAGCGAGCCTCGCTATCCTCATCTATGTCGTCACCAAGCGGTAAGGTCCCGGAGGGATTCAGCCGGTACTTCAGCGACGTGTTCTCTGAAGCGCACGCCATCATGGTCTCACGCCAGGAGTCGTATGGCCCTGGCAACGTTGAGAACCTGGGCCCGGTCGGTGTCTTCTCCCGGATGGCAATGGACAAGGTAGGCCGTATCTCCAACGCACTCAACGGCAAGATCGACAAGGGTCGCCTTGTCGTGGACGAGAACTGGTATGGACCAGAGGTTCACGATGCGTTGATCGACACGATTAACTACGCTGCAATCCTCATTGCCCTTGGGCAGGAGAAGTGGAGCGAGGTATCAAGGGAGGAAGAACATGGGCCTACCAGAGATTGAAGTAATGCCCGTCTTGATCAATGGCAAGAGGGCTGCATCCATCACCGTGATCTACGATAACGTCGGGTGGAAAGCACACGTTACACACCACGACAGGAGCGTCCCATTAGCTTCTGTCCTGGGACAGGGCACTGACTTACTTGGTCCGGAGTCAGCTCGCCAGATAGCTTTAGAGCTAGCGGAGAAGTGGCGTGACCAAGAAACAAGATCCGGACGCAGCTGATTTCTTTAAGGAAGATGCCAAGCGTATGGGCATTGGCATTCGCGAGTACTGTAGAAGGTTTGGTATTGAGTATGAGTCGCTGGGTGGCCTCGAGAAGAAGGACCCATTGACAAAGCATGAGCATATGGATTACCGTACTTGTGACGTATGCAGGATGAATGCCATCCTGAACGGAAGAAGTACGGAGGACATACATGATTAGCTCACTAGTATTAGCAGTGGTGTTAGCCTTTCAAACTACGGGAGTTCAGACTGGCTACGCCACGTGGTATGGCCGCCATAGTACGGAAGCGTGCTATGGTGGCTATCCCCGCACCTGCTCCCCTTACTTGTCCAAGGCCGATGGCGGACGAGGAGGGGAGCTTACTATGTACGCAGCTGTGCCAGGGTTTAAGTTCATGGACAAGCCATACAAGGTGAAGGTATGCCGGGTCAAGTACCCGGACCGGTGTGTGGTGGTTGTTGTGAGGGACTGCTTGTGCAGCAAGAAGACTAGGAATATGATAGACTTGTCTCCGGTAGCATTCATGAGACTGTCCACGTTGGCAACAGGCAGGGTGCTAGTAACCATGGAGGCATACGATGTACGATACAGAGGACGCTGACATCGGAGTGGGCGAGTGCCCTATCTGCGGACAGTACCGCAAGCAGATAGATGCAGGCGAGCTTAAGCCCTGCTACATGTGGGATAGGATTAAGGGGGCCAATGATGAGCAACAGGGATAAGTACTTCCGGCTGCGAACTAGGATCGGCGGCCTGGAGCAGGCAGCTGTCAACCTAGCTGCCAGGTGGGGGCACGACCCTAAGCTGGTGCCGGGCGACAGGCAGTCAACCTCTGTCGGCTGCAACAACTGCGACGCCTGGGGTTGCGCTGAGATTGAAAGCAAGATAGAGATAGTTCATGGCGACATCTTCCACGAGACATGTGGCACAACCCTATTTGACAAGGAGGTTAACTATGAATCAAACGCCGCACTCAATTGACGCAGAGCGTTCACTACTGGGGTCTATCCTAATCGACCAGGCTGTACTGTCTGAGTTCGAGCTAGATGCTGATGAGTTCTACGACCCACGCCACGTTAAGATTGCGCGTGCCATCGTTGATGTCAACGCGTCCGGGGCAGCAGTAGATGCAGTCACTGTGTCTGATGCCCTAGCTGGGTCGTCGGTATCCATGGTGTACCTTGCCGAGCTTACCGACTCAGTGCCCACATCCATCCACGCCAAGAGCTACTACGACATCGTAGAGCGCATGGCTGTGCTGCGTGGGCTAGTCAAGGCCGGCACCCAGATCGTCGAGAGTGCATACAAGATGCCGGAAGACCCAGCTACTGCCATCGACGAGGCTGAGAAGATCCTCTTCCAGATTGGCAACAAGCGACGCGGCTCCAGGTGGAGCAACGCACTCGAGCTGATGAACATGACCAAGGGCAGGGTCAAGTCAATCGTCATCGACGGCGTGCGGCAGGGCGTGCGCTCAGGCATCGGCCAGATCGATGCCATCACTGGCGGCTGGCAGAAGAGCGACCTCATCATCCTTGCTGCCCGGCCTAGCGTAGGCAAGACAGCACTGGCTACAAGCATGGCCCTGTCTGCTGCCATCTCCGGCAAGAAGGTAGCTATCTTCTCCATCGAGATGAGCGCTGAGCAGGTGGGTGCACGCATCCTATCGTCAGCGTCAGGTATCCCGCTAGCTGCTATCCGCAACGGCGGCATTGACATGGTGCAGATGACTGAGCTAGAGGAGTGGGCAGATACCATCTCTAAGCTGGGCATCTACGTTGATGACTCGCCTACCTCAAGCCCGTCAGTCATGCGTTCCAAGTGCCGCAAGATTGCAGCTGAGCGTGGCGTAGACCTGATCATCGTTGATTACCTGCAGCTCATGGTGCCTGACCGCAGCAGCAAGGATCAGAACAAGGTCAACGAGGTGGCCGACATCAGCCGGGCGCTGAAGGCAATGGCTCGAGAGATAGACGTGCCTATCATTGCCCTGTCCCAGCTCAGTCGCATGAGTGAGTACCGTGATACCGGTGAGCCCAGGCTCTCCGACTTGCGTGACTCCGGCGCCATCGAGCAGGATGCAGACATGGTACTGATGCTCTGGCGCAAGGAGCAGCCAGACTTTAACAAGCAGTCTGAGGTAGTCAGCTGCAAGATTGCCAAGCACCGCAATGGTCCGACCGGTGTGTGCGATCTCGAGTTCATCAAGTCGACCGCAACATTCAGGGGGTAACATGTCAGTAACCAAACCGTTGGAACTTTCTATCAAGTGCGGATGCATCGAGCTATGCGACCACGCAATCAAAGACATTGCCGAGCTTATCCAGGACGCCTTCGACTCAGGCTATGACGAGGGGTGGACTGACTCACTACAGGGCCTGCGCGACATGATGATCAACCAAGGGGTACCGGGTGCGGAAGACCTAAGCGTGCCGCCACCGCCAGGCAGGATGGCATCTACGGCCATAGCGCGTCGCGGATCAAAGAAGAAGGAGTATTCCAACTAGCGTCGCTATCGTCAGGTCAAGCGTTCGGCGTGCGTATACAATAAAAAAGAGTGCCATGGCAGATGAGAAGGAATCATCTGCCATGGCGTAGATATCAACCGTATACAATCTCGTCAAACAATCCTGCTTGAACTATTGCATCGGCTGCTGTTGCATCGATGTCCATGATGTTGATGAGGTCAGGCCTGTGATGCATGACCCAGTTGACACCTCGTCTAATGACGAATGGTGTCAGCTTCAAATCCTTGAAGTCATCTCCCTCTGTGTCTGAAAGTACTGCCAGTACATAGTCATCTCCTAGCTCGATAGCCTGTAGGCGTGTGTCATCTTCGTATAGATGCATCCACTTGTAGTTGTCAGCTACTGCCCAGTACCCGATGCCACCTTCCATAGCTGTAGTGAAAATCTCTACGACATCTGTGTCGTCTAGCTCTACTGCTGATATCTTCATGCTACCTCCTATACTATCTGGATAAGGCGTCCGCCTTCGTTGCACTCGTCGTCCGCCGATACCATCATTACAATCAGCGTGCCGTCCGGCCGCTGGAATGTGATGGTTGGGAATGGGTTAGCAAACATGGGCATGCCGTCCATGTCTGAGCTGTCTACCAACCCGCTGACAACTGTGCAACCAAGGATAGGATCAACCATTTCCCTCATGATGTACGCTGCCTCTGCCTCAAGATGCTTCAGCTGCGTCTGGTTCTCCAACTCTTTCATCGCATCAAAGTTTACCATGTCATCCCTCCTTATCTTTCATCATTCTCATCCAGCATTCATCGCAATAAATCTTCCAATCTTCTTTTGATTCAGACCAGTCAACCACGATGTGTCCTTCGTCATACTCCGGTAGTGCTTGGTCACACTCCCAACATATGCGGCTAGTCATATTACTCCTCCTCTATGAAGCAGTCATGGCCATAGTACCAATCTTCTGCTTCTTCTTCTATGTCTAGGTCGAATACTTTATTGCACTCAACGCACTTAACAATGCCAAAGGTTCTTAGACTAATCATCTGACTTAACTCCTTTCTCTGCCTGATGCTCGGCCTCAGCTAGCTTCTTTTCTGCCCACTCGATAGCTGGCAGTACTTCGTTCTTATAGAACGCAGTGTATCCGTCTGGGTATACATACCCACCGGCTCCGTCTAGTGTCTCATTGCCAATGCACCCGCACTCCTTGCACTGGTTCTCTAGATAGATATCGAATCGGAATACCTCACCTCTTAACGCAGCATCAAAGTTTCTTACCCTGTCACTAAGGAACTGTTCATACTCGTGAGGCAGGATGTTCCACTCAGTTGCATCGTCGCGTGTGATGCATGCGAATCCACATTGGCCGCTATCCCATGGGTCATTGTATTTACCAAGGCTGACGCTGACACCGCTGTGTGCCAGCATGAACAGCGGCTGGTAGTACACGATAGTGTCTGACTTGAGTGCTGCATCGAACTCATCCATGCTGTCGCAAGTCTCGTCTACTTGTATGTACCTGCCGGTACCCCTAGATGCAATGATCCAGAAGTCTTTCTCTAGCTCATAGTCCTCATCCATGTGGGTTTCCCAATGGATACCTGAGTCTGTTACTCCACCTTCAATGGCTGTGTTCATACTTCCTCCTATACAACGATTGCTGATGGGTTGATCTGTAGCTCGACTACTGCCTCATCGATATAGTTTTCTGCGATATCGTGCCACTGCACATGAGCGTAGTACATGCCGATGGCATCGGCCAATGGCCCCTGTGTTGGTGATGAGTCTTCAGTGTCGAACACCTCATGGCATAGCTCCTCTAGATACTTAGCCAATGATCTAGTTGCTGTCCACTTGTCGAACTCGTCATCATTAAACTCTTCTTCTACTTCTTTCTTTGCTTGTTCGAAGATCATATCTGGTAGGCCATCCATCTCGCTGATCCATAGGCCTATGTTCCATGTTTCCCAGTTGGCCCAGCCATTGTACTCACTACACATAACTACTCCTTCCGTAGCGTGTGCCGGATAGGTGGTGAACCACACCTCTAACCTATCCGGCTGCACCCTACTTAGCTATTACTTGACGCCCTTTGACGCCAAGAACTTCTTGTCCTTCAGCTTCTTGCTGAAGGTGATGTGAACTTCACATACTGTGCTCTCGTACAGATCAGCTGTGTCTACACTCTCAGTGAAGTCACAGCCTGGCTTCTGCGTTCGCCACTGACGAAGCATACCAGCATCGCTTAGGACAGTGTTGAATCCGTGATACCCATCCCATCCATCGTTAATCTCTGTAACCTTAAGGTCAAGCGCTGTTGCTGCATTCAATGCTTTGACTGCACCATTAACGCTGTTGCTGTAGCTGTTGCCCTTGGCAACACGCTTGGCCAAATCAGGCAGCGATGCCTGCATGATCAAGCCAACAATGTTTGCGCTATCTACTGAGATACTTACCTGCTGATTGAACTCAGCCTGTAGTTCTCTGAGCTTAGGTGCTCCACACTTTTCAGTCTTCTTGGTTGCCATGTTAGACCTCCTCTGACTTTGCAGTCTTATATCCATAAGTCGAGTTCTCATAGTAAGACTCGATCTTATACTCCTTATCCCATACCAGTTGGCTACCTTCCCAGCTGGTGATAGCCTCCAGGAATGCAATGAAGTTAGCGAACTTAACCTTGTCTGGAATGTGATTGTTCTCAACCACATTGTCGAGTCGGTTAAGATACATGGCCTGCAACCTGCCGATGACACTGAGGTGGCGCATTGCTACCTCAAGGTCATGCTTGTCATAACCCATGATACCATCGACATTGTCGATGAGATCGCTAATGATTGCCAATGCTGCGTCGGTGCTTTGATAAGCAGCCTTCGCTTCATCGGCTGCTTGGTCTGCACTATACCCAGCTGATTCGATGCTGGACTGGACAGACTCTAGTTGCTCCTTGAAATCTCCAATGTCAGACATTGCTTGCCTCCTCGCACTTCTTGCAGCACCATGATACATACAACGATGCACTAGGTGATGCTGATTCTTTGAGTCTCTGGACTTCACTCACAACCTTATCAATGTTTCCATTGATGTAAGTTGAGAAGTGACTGTCCGGAACCTCAGTAAATGTTACGACCTCAATCATTGCACGATGCTCATCACCGGTGCATGTGACATCGTCTGGTTCAAACACATAATCTTCTACCATAATCACTCCTTAGTTTGTCC